CTTCATGCGGCGAAAGTAAGCCCAGGTCTCGACCAGCGTGCCCGCTGCCAGCGCCTTCGGCCCTTCGACCGACCGTAACCAGCGCAGACACCCCGGCAATTCCTCGACCGGGCGGCGTTCCAGCATTTCGGCCAAAGCATAGACGGTGGCCGGGGCAGGCCAGACGTTGTGCGCCGCTCCTTCACCCTTGGTCTGCAACATTTCACGCAAGGCGATCAGCGCCTGATCCGACAGATAGCCAAGGTTGTCAGCCAGCCGCGCCATCGCATCGCGGTGGCCATCCGCCGCCACCGCCCGCCCCCTGCGAAACCCGATACCGTCCAGCGGGTCGATCAGCAACCGGCGCACCCGCGCCCGCTTGCCTTCGCTCTGCCCTTCACTGTCCTGCATCTTCCTTTTTCCCCAGCAATACCGACTTATCCACAGGCTGCGGCGGTCGGTTTTTTTCCGTAAGGTCTTATCTACTTCTTTTCTCTTCTTCTCTTAGGCGGCACAGTTCCATTCTGTGCCAGAACTGTGGCGTTCTGTGTTTCCACAGAATGCCACAGAACCATCTTCAGCCCACGTTCGACCAGTCTGCCCGGCCAAACCACCGCGCCTGCGCCGCATGCAGGATCGCCGAGCGGTAGACCGCGATCGTGCGGTTGCCGCGATGATTGGCCTCAAGCCACTCGTCGATGCGCCCAATCAGCATCTCGTCGGCCACCACCTCCTTCGAAACCCCGTTGGCCAGAAGTGCCCTGCGCAACCGCTCCATCCGCGCCGCAACCGCCTTCTGCTCCTTCGACAATTGCGCCATGGCGCGCCGTTCCAGCGCATCCTGAATCTGCTCGATCACGACCGGATGCATCAGCCGCACCACGCCGTCCGACCGGCACCGCGCCCAGTTGCGCAGCGGACCAAGATCAGCCGTGCGCCACTCCCGCACCCGCGCAGGTGAACAGCGCAGCATCACCGCCAGCTCGTCATCATCATCCGGCAGGGTGCCGATCGGGTTTTCGGTCTGACACAGATCGAACAGATGCCGCATCATGCCCTGCACCTCGAACGAACACAGCTTCGATGACCGCGACGACAGCCACCGCGCGGTGTGCCACTTGACAAAGCTGTGCCCATCCAGCCGTTCCGACGCCGCTATCGGATATACCGGCAGATCAGCCAAGGTCACGGCAACCAGGCGCGGGGCCAGCGTCATGCTCGCACCTCCGCCGCCAGCGCCAGATCGCCGCCGTGCCGCGCGCCCCGGTGCTGGCGGCCAAGTTGCGCGCGACAGGCCGCGCAATCCTGCGCCGCCCGTAGCCGCATCGCCGCCGCCAGAATCCGCACCATGGCGCGCTCGGAACGTCGCAGCATCGCCCGCGCGACATACTCGTGCTGAAAGCCCAGCCGCCTGCTGGCCTCGGCTTTCGAGCGAAACGCCATGCCGCCCAATACGACCGGCTGCGAGCGATTCGCCGCAACCGTTGGGGCCAGCCCGACCCGATCCTCACGCCCATCCGCGATCGCCGAAAAGATCGTCGAGACCTGCACTTGGAAATGCTGCGCCGCCGCCCGCGCACTGGGAAACACCCGCCCCCGGATCCGCACCGGCAACGGCGCGCGCCCAACCAACCCCAGGCCGCAGCGCTCAAGTGCCCCCTTCCGGGCCGCGACCATCACCGCCTCCTGCGTCACCCCAAGCGCCGCCGCAGCCGCCTGGGCGGTCGGATAGCTCACGCCCCGGATCACCAGATCAACCCACACCCGCTTACCCATGGGCCACCTCAACCTGCGTCCGCAGCACCACCTCAGGTTGGGCCGGGGCAAGCCGCGTCCGCAGCACCGCCAGCAGCTTCGGCCCGGCCTCGATCGCCAGATCGCCGTCCGGATCACGCACCCCGCGCGACAGGTCGGCGAACCGCGCCTTGCAGGCCGATTTGTCCAGGCCATACTCCGCCGCGATCAGCGCCAGCTTCTGGCCGCGCATCAGGCGCTCGGCCAGATCGAGATCACGCGCCGGGGGCCAATCCGGGGCGGGTGGCAAAGCCTCGATCCGGCCCCAGACCAGCCGCAGCTCGCGCGGCAACGTGGCAGGCGGCAACGGGGGGGCAACCTCAGGCGCGGGCGTGGCGGCAGGTGCCGCCGCCCCGGCCTGCTGTGCCTGCGCCGCCGCCCGCATCTTGTAAATCTTGTTGGAAACCGTCTTGGTGGATACACCCAGGGCGCTGGCGATCGCGGCATGGGACCGCCCCGCCGCCAGCATCTCCAGCAGCGCGGCGGTCTTCGGCGCATTCCAAACCATCGCCGCACCTTCAGGCCCTGGCTCACCCGCCCCGGTTGGCGCCGCCGCGCGCTCTGGCATGACGGCAGGCTCCGGCCCAGGCACCGCGTCTTGCGGTAGCACCGCCAGCAGCGGCAACGCGCCCGACTGCCGCAGCCGGTAAATTCGGTTGGCGACCGCCTTGACGGTAGCCCCGAACTCCGCCGCGACCTCGGCATTCGACGCGCCGTGCTGCACCATCTGCGCCAAACGGGCACAGCGCTCCGGGTTCCACCGCGTCTGACGGGTCAGCCGCACCACCCGGCGCGGCGACGGCTTGGGCTTGGCGGGCGACCCCACTACCGCAGGCGATCGGCTGACCGCCTGCGCCACCATGGCGACCCACGGTGGAAGTGTGGCCGGCACGAGGTCTGGCACCGCCGCTTCCAACCCGGTCACTTGCGCCACATCGGCATCCATGGTCGGCTGATCCATTCGGCGATCCGCCAGATCATCATATCCGGCCTGCACCGGATCAGGGTGCCCCGCCGCCAAAGCCAGCTCGCCTGCCAATGCGCCCCAGCCCGCGACATCCACCCAGTTGTCGGCATGGCCGGGGTTTGCAGCGGCTCGCGCCAGCTTGAGCAAGATCATCATCGCGCCGACATCGACCGGCGTCAGAGCGCCCCGCCGCAGCCCTGCCGGGCCTTGTCCGCCTTCAATCGCTCCACCGGAGCGATTGATCCCTGCGGGACCAGCTCCCAAGCCTGCCGGGCCTTGCCCGCCTTCAACCGCCCCACCATGGCGATTGATCCCTGCGGGACCGGCTCCCAGACCCAGCCACCAATTCCAGCCCCCGGCAATCGCCGCGAACGACGCCTCGGCCGCGCCATGCGTCGCGGCGCGGTCGACCACGATCGCCTGCCGCGCCGCTGCCAGAATCGCGCTGCGATCCATCACGCCCCCCATTGGTAAAACCCCGCCGCCCTCAGCAACCACAGCAGCCGCTCGTCATCCGCCCGCGTCGACCGCCCCGCCATCACCGCACCTCGACGGGTGCCGACAGCGCCAAGCCGTCGAGATGATCGGCCAGGGCGCGCAATTGCCCCGGCGTGGCGCGGTCGCAGAAGGTGTTGCTGATCACCTTGCGCGGCCCGCCGCCCCAGCCATCGGCCAGCCACAAAAGCTGCACCGTGCCCTCGACCACCGCGACGACCACCCGCATGTCGGCCAGCTCGAAATCGCGCGATCCGGTGACACGCGCCCGCGCCGCGCCGCTCATGCTACCACCCGTGACTGGTCGAGCCGCAACCGGTGCCAGACCTGCTGCACCTTGACGACCGTCACCGCGTGCCGCTGCGCGGCCTCGGCCAGCGCCGCCCAGTGGCCCGCGCTGCGCCAGATATCCGCCTCCAGCGCCGTCAGGCCGGGCGGCAGTGCGGGCGTGGGCGCAGACCCGGACGCAGACTTGGCGCGGGCCGGATCGCCACCGCGCGGCTGATACACCCGGGGCCGCTGCGCCAGCCCCGCCCTGCGCGCCGCGTGGTTGACCGCCGGATAGCTCACCCCGAACCGCGCGGCGATCGCGATCGCCGACAGACCCTCGGTCCACATCTGCCGCAGCCGGTCAGGATCGATTTTCCTGCACGACGCATTGCCCGTGACCGCCCGCCCTGGTTCGTTGCTCATCGCGCCACCCCCGAGTTTGTCCCGCACCCGGAAAGGCCGAAAAAAGCCCCGACGCCATTGCGACGCCGGGGCAGGTCCAACAGGGAGGAATGCCGAGGGACCACCGCCCCGGCCCGGTGACTGTTTGCCGCGAAACCCGCCGCAGTCAGCCGCGCGTCGATCTCCTGCACCTTGCGATCCAAAGCCTCGGCAGTCGGGGCGGTGATCACCATGAAGAACGGCGGTCGTGAATAGTAAGTGCGAAACATCACAGCCCCATCGCCAACATCCCGGTGGCGGCGACCGCCCCCAGCCAGAACGCCCCGGCCATCAGCGCCAGCGGCGGTAGCAGCGGCGGGCGTTCCACGACCACGACGCGCGAACCCGCCTCCAGCCGCCGCGCCAGCACCAGCGCCTCGCGGCACGGCAGGTTGACCTGCACCACCGGCCCGACGCAGGCCATCAGCCGCAGCTTGCGCGGCAGACCATCAAGGTCGGTGAAATCGGCCTCCACCACACAATCCCGCATCATTGCCCGCCCTCCAGCGCCGCGCGCGCCGCCACCAGCGCCGCAATCCCTTCGTCGATCTCGGCCACCGCCTTCGCCTGCGCCTCGGGCGCGCCAGACCCGAGCGCGGCCAGCATCGCCGCCACCGCCTCGCCGCCTTCGCGCGCGGCAGCCCCGGCCAGCGCCACCAGCGGGGCCACCGGTGCTGCCTCAAGCGCGGCCAGCCGCCGCGCCATGAACCGCGTTACCGGGAACAGCCCAAGCGCCTCTTCCAGCGCCATCACCTCGCACACCGGCCAGCCGATCTGCCCGGCCATGCGCTTGGCGATCGTGCCCTTGCAGCAGCGCGCGCCGGGCAGGGCGGCATTGATGGTCTCGGCCACCGCGTCGTAACAGCCCAGCCGCGCCACCAGCCCGCCCACCAGCGCCCGGATAATCTGCACGCTGTCAGCCATGCAAAACCCCGTTTCCTGTGCGCCGGGCGCAGACCGTGGCAGGGTGGCGGAATGAAAAGTGATGCGACCAGATCATGCTGCGTCCTCCTGACCCGCGTTCGGCGGGGAAACGATCCCCCGGATCGTTTCCTGATCCGCCTCACCCTGGTCGGATTGGCCGGGTGACTCACGAAAGAAATGCTCAGGGCGCAGCACACCATCGTTGGCGCGCGACCAGTCGAGCAGCAATTGCTGGCACTCTGGCGGGATAAAGCCACCCGTGCCGCCCCGTTCTTTCGGGTAGCACCACCGGCGCACCCGCACCTCGGAGCGCCGCGTGACCGCAGCCACGGCGGAAAAGCCGCCACAAAGGTCGATGACTGTATGCGCAGGGTTCAACATGACGGGAATGATTGCGATATTCGCAACGAACCGTCAAGCCCCAAAGTTGCGATTTTCGCCGCTATTCAAAACCGGCGATTTTCGCAATGACTACCCGCATGGACGTCATCGATGGATCGTGGATAAGGGCGCGCCTGTCGGCGCGGCACGGCAGCCAGAAAGCGCTGGCCGACGCCATTGGCATGCCACCCGACCAGCTCACCAAAATCATGAAAGGCGGCCGTCAGGTCAAGGCCCACGAAATCCCAAAGATTCTGGCCTACTTCAACGAAAACCAGCAACCAGGGCTTCGAGAACCCCAGGCGGCTTACACCGCACCGGCGTTTGCTGAAGTGCTGGCCCCGTCCACCACTATTGACAACATCACCCGCGCCGTCTGCCCCGGCATTGCCCGGCCATTTCACTACACCGCGACGCGCAGCGAGCCGCTTGCCGGTATCCTGCAAGGCGACATTCTGGTGATCGAGCACGGCGGTGCGCACGTGCTGGGCGAATTGGTTCTGGTCTCGATCATCGGCGAGTCCGGTGAAGGTATCAACGAACTGCGTCGCCACATGGTGCCACACCTCGCCTCTCTGGACCTTACGCACCCGCAGCCGGTCCTTCCCGACGATAGCCAGGCGGTCGGCATCATCGGTCGGGTCGCGGCGGTTCTGCGCATCCCGGAGCTTACATCTGCTTCAAATCGGTAGCAGTCCAATATTGGCCATCATAGGTCGCGTGGCACTGGACCGTCGCTGGCACCAACGCACCAAAAGCATTCTTGGCAACAACGCCATAGGTAAAGGTCCACCCATCCCCGACTTCATCTCGGGCGGCCAGCCACTCGCCAAACGGTGCAAACCGCATCCCATCAGGATCGGCAACACTATCCTTCGTTGCGTTCTGGCACCTGATCAGCGCCATCTCGAACTTGTCAGCCGATTTTTCAGCCGCCGTCCTCTCCCTGGGCGTCAGCATTGCCTTGCAGCCATACAAGACTGCCGCAGCCAACCCGAGCGACACAACCACCCCAAGCACTGATCCCTTCTTCTCTGCCATGCCACCCCCACCGGCCAGAAACACTGCCACAATTCACCCCCCGATCGCGCGGCCCGTCAAGCCCGCGAATCGGTTTTTGTAATGCGTTGCGATTTTCGCATCTTTTTAGCTTGACATAATCTTGCGGTTTTCGCAATGATGCCCTCTATCACCCCGATGGAGGCCCCGATGCCTGACCCTCTCCCGACCACCGCCGCCCGGCTGTTCGCGCTGCAGGTTGCCCTGCTGCGCACCGCCCTTGCCGCCCCGCCGGGGGGCAGCCTGCGCGCCGATCTGACCAGCGCCGCGCAATGGGCGGTCTGGGCGAGCCGCCCCGCCCCCGTCACCCGCGGCGCGGTCGCATCCCTGCTTGATGCCACCAACCGGCTGATTGCCGAAGTGGGCGACGACGCAAGCACTGCCATGGACGCAAGCACTGCCATGGCCTTGCGCAACGTGCGCATAACGCTTGCCGAAGCGCTCGCCCGCCTCAATCAGCCCGAACCCAACCCCGAACCCGGCGAGGCGGCATGATGCAAGATCCCATGCCGCGCCCGCTGATCCCGCTCATCCCCCGGCCCACGGCGCAGGCCCATGCCGATGCCGTCGCGGTGGTGCACTCGCCCGAACTGGTCGCCGATCAGCCCCGCCTGCGCCGCGATGCCTGGGCGGTGCTGATGGCCGAGCGCGGCCACCACGTCAACCACCCCCGCCTGCAGGCCATGCAGTATTGCGTCAACAACCTCACCGGCTGGGCGGCTTACCTTTTGAACCCGAACGAGGAGGCGTGAGACATGCAACCTTGCGCCCGGTCTGACCCCGCCGCCCTCGAGCGCCAGCGCGCCCTCTCGACCGCCCGCGCCGTGCTTGCCGACCCGCCCGGCGACCCCGACGCCCTGCTGGACGCCGCCCGACTGCTGGCCACTCTTAGCCCCGACCCGACCGAGCGCGAAGGGGCAACCGCCCTGCTGCGCTGGCTTGCCCCGCCGGTGTCACCATGACCCGGCGCAGCGACGAAACCGCCCTGACCCCTGCCGACCTGCGCCGCATCAACACGGTCCTGCAACAGATTGCCCCGGCGATCGACAGCGAACTGCGCGCCGCCGCCCGCGGCAAGCCGGTGCCGTTCAATCTGCTGGTCTGGGACGGCAACCAGGCTTTCGGCATTGCCAACTGCTCACGCGGCGAAGTCCGCCGCGCCATGCTCGAAATCATCGAGCGCTGGCACGGCACCGGCCTGCCACCCCTGACCAGCTACATCGCCTGATTATCAGCGCCACCCTGAAGGAGAATCCCATGGCCCGACCCGACGAACTGACTTTCCTCGAATTCCTGAACACCTTCCGCCGCGGCAGCCTGATCACGCAGCTTGATGCCATGCTGTCCGAGGTGCTGACCGCGATGGTTGAGACCGGCGGCGACGGCTCGATCACCCTTTCCCTGCCGCTCAAGCGCAACAAGGGCGGGCAGATCGAATGCACCCCGAAACTAAAAGCCGCGCGCCCGCGCGCCGCCCTTGGCACCGGCATCTACTACGCCACCGACGACGGTCACCTGACCCGCAGCGATCCGGGCCAGATGGACATGCTCGACGAACTGGAACCC